GACCCCGAGCAGGGTATGTAGCATCGGCCTGTCTCCTTCGGCTTTTGCATTTTTGAATGGTTCGAGCGCCGGGCGCGTCGCCGGCGAGGCGGCGTCCGGGATTGCCTCGGGCGCAGCCGAGCGGTCAGGCTCTCTGGATCGTCACGACCGCGCCGGGCGGCGGTCCAGCCGCATTGACGGCTTGCACTAAAGCCACGCCCGCATGCGTCGCCGTCGCCTCGACCTTGGCGACCTCAGGCATGGCGGCAACCGTGGCGACAAGGTTCACCTGCTTGTGCGCGATCATGCCCCAAATGCCCGCGGCGAGAGCGGCGAGCGACGCTGCGCCGGCTATGCCGACCGTCGTCGCTCCATCGAGAATCTGCTGATTCGACAGGATCGCAGTCGCGTCGGCCTGCGTAATCCAGCCCTTAGCGATAAACCATCCAGCCGCCACGCCGCCGAGGGAAGCGATAAGCGTTCGAATGGCACTCTTAACCTGGTCTTGTGACGGATTCATCGCCGGATTCCTTTCCAGTTTGCCAGGACCTGCGCCCGCGTTATGCCGCCGGCCCTGGCGCGGTGCTGTTCGCGAGCATCCAGCCGCCGTAATTCGCCGCGCGCCGTGTCGGGGTCGACCGGAAAGCCGAACCCAGCGGTCGTCTTACCGACCGATGGTGATGTCGGGCGTGAAATGCGGCCTGATCACCTGCGTTGATCAGTGACCGGTAAGGCGCGCGAGAGCGGCGCCAAGCGCCCCGCCGCCGGCGATGCTGATGAAGTGATGCAGCGTCGTGCGCCACCTCGCCATAACCTCTCTGCCGCCCGCGTATTGGGAGAGCGAATGGTCGATCTCGGCGAAACGGCGATTATCGCTTTCATCGTGGCTGTCGACCCTCTCGACGAGACGGTCGACGCTCCGGATCAAATTTTGCACGTCGGCCCGCAAGCCGCCGATCTCGCGCTCGATGGAATCGGTCATCAGCTGGTTCCCGACAAGAAACCAGAGAGGTTGGCGAGCGTCGCATCGGTGGTGCGCGGGATGATCGTCACGACGTCGCCCGAGATAAAGGCCGATGCCGACCCCGAGAAGACTGCCGTTGCGCTCGCCGTAAAGGTCATCGTCGCGAAATTGGTGCCGTTTTTGGCGATGTCGAAGATCACCGTGCCGGTCGATGCCGTTCCGGCCGTCACGGTGCTTCCGGTGAAATTGGCCGGGAAGCTGACGCTTTCGCCGAAGGTGTAGCGGGTGATCGGCTGCGTGGCCTGCGGGATACCGAGAAATTGCACCGGCACGATCGCCGTGCCGACCGCGCCGGCGCCGGTCAGCGTATAGGTGTCGACGCTGACCCCGGCGAGGCTCTGCAAGGCTTGGCCGAAGATGTTGAAGGCCGGCAGCTTTACATGGATCGTCTGGCTGACGAAGCTCGCGGGATAGCGGTAGCGGAAGAGGGACGGGTCGTTGGGACCGAAGCGCGCAAAGTTCGCGCCCGAGGAATGGCTGCCGACCGGCGTGCCGTAGGCCCCGCGCCGCAGATAGGTCAGATCGTATTTGTAGGCAGCGGTGAGGGTCGCGGTCTCATAGCTGACCAGTTCGCCGTCGCAATAGGACAAGGTCACTAGATTGTCGGCATCGGCCAGCGTCCCCGACAAGAGCTGCCCGTGGCTTTCGGTCAAGTCGACCGAAAGCGTGTCGGCGCTGTCGGGGTCGGCATGGCTCGCCAGGTTCGCGGTCAGAACTCCCTGCCGGGCGCCCTTGTAGATCGTACCGGCCAGCGCGTAGGTATTACCGTCGCTTGACACCCAGACCTGGCAGCCGCCCCAGTTCACACCGCCCGAGGCGATCAGCCAGACTTCGAGGTCGCCGCCCGACAATCCAGCCGGCGGTTCAAAGATGATCGGCGCGTTGGCGTTGCCCGGCGCGACCAGCATGTCGGGGCCGGACCCGCCCGTCGTCAGCTTCGGATACAGCGTCGCCGTGCCGACCCCGATCGGGGTAATGATGCCGGTCATCAGGAAGCAGGGATCAGAGGACAGGGATCAGGGATCAAGAAGGGCACAGAGCGAGATGTCACGTTCTTGACCCCTGATTCCTGATTCCTGATTCCTGGCTCATGGTGTCACTCCCGGGATCTCTTCGGCGGTGATGGTGAGTTCGCCGTTGTCGTCCTCGTCGATCTGGGTGATGCGCACCGCCGCGGCGCTGAGGCCGAGCGTTGCGTCGGTCAGCAGCACGATATCCATCGGTTCCAACAGCGAGTAGCGCCACCCAAGCTTCCATTTGTAGGTGTTGCGGATATAGGCCTTGCGCTGCAGCTGAAGCTGCGCCGAGATCGTCGCGCTGGTCGGGTTGGTGAATTCGTGGGCCTGGACCGACGGCTCGCTCCTGAGACCGTACTGGTCGATAAGGCCCTGGTCCCATACCGGCAGGATCTGCGGGTTGTAGTCGTTGGCGCCGTCCATGTACTCGACGCTGAGCCAATTGGTCGCCTGGGCCGGGTCGCTGCGGGTCAGCATGACCGGGTCGCTGCCCCCACCGAAATCGAGGAAATCGGCATCGGCGAGGCTGTATTGCCAGGTCAGGTTGGGCGTCCAGGCCGCACCGTTGGCACTGAGCGCGATGTCGCCGTAGGGGATGATCTTTAGCAGGCCGCCCGACCACACCACCGCCACGACAGCGAGCTGGGCAATCTCCTCGACCCAGCGCGCGCAAGGCTGCTGGCGGTCGAGCAGCAAGGACATCGCGAGCGGCGCCGCCTGGCAGTAGGTGGCGAAATCGGCGATCGAGCCGGCGGTGTCGAGGTTGGCGGCCGGAAACCCGGCGCCGTAGCGCGTATTGGTCAAGAGATCCGTGACGATCGAGGCCGGGTTCGCGTCGCCCAAAAAACCGGAGCCGACCGTGCCGACCTCGAACCCGGTGACCTCGACCGCGAAGTTAGGCAGTGCCGGGCTCGATCCCAATTGCAGTGGCGTGCCGGTGAGGTAGCAGGTGCCGGAGTACCCCAGAACCGGTGTATTCGTGTCGGAGCTGGCAAAGACTGGATCAGGCGCCTGGCCGTCAGTGCCGGCATAGCCGTTGACGCCGACGCTGTTGAAGCCGGCGACACTACCGTTCGCCCAGACCCGGTTGTTACCGGAAAAGCCGAGCGGGGCGCCGGTGAACGCCGCCGGCCCCTGGCACAGTCCGAACGCGACATCGGCCGAATAATTGGCGCTCGAGCCCTTCTTGCCGCCCGAACTGCCGAGTCCCTTGCCGCCCTTCGAGGTGCTCCCGAAGCCTTGCTGGCCCCAGAACTCGATCAGATTGATCGAGACCCGCTGCGTGCCGTAGCAGATCGGAACCGGGCTGCCGGCCTGGCTGGTGTTGTAGCGCAACGAGGCAAGCGTCGCCGGCTTGAAGGCGTTGCTGAACGGGGTCGGGCCACCGCCCTTGCCACCCGGGAAGTCGCCGCTGTCAGGCATTGCCCGTCAATCTCCAAACGGCGTAAAGAATCGCACCGGGCGGTCCTTCAGCGGGTGCAGCGTCGCGTCGCCCCACACGACGCCGATCGCCCAATAGGCATGGACCAGCCGCGGCCACTCGACGACGATCGTCCCATGCGAGAACACCCGGCCGAACTTGAACAGTGCTATGTCGCCTGGCAGCGGCGCGCCCTCGGTCGGCCGCGCATACCCGAGCAGTCCCTCCATGTAGCGCTCGGCGTCGCGGTGCATGTGCCAATCGGCCGGATAATGCGGCACCGCAATATGGCCGACCACACCAGCGCCCTCGTACACCTCGGCCAGCATCATCAGGCAGTCGACGCCGGCGCCCTTGACCCGGGCCTCGTGGTGGAACGGCGTGCCGATCCAGCTCTGCGCCTCCTCGATCACGGCCGACCGCCGGACATCGGTCATCGGCGGCGCCCGGGCGGCCCAAGGGCGAGCGCCACCGCGACGGTCCTCGCGAAGGCGGGGATCAGCGCCACGAGCAAAACGCCGATCGCCTGCCCGACATGCGGCTCGAACATGAGCTCGATGGGCCCCGCCGCACCGCCCATGGCTAGACCGCGAGCTCCGGCGGCGGGATATAGGGAAAGCCGCCGTTCCGCCCCAGGTTCTGATACGTGCCGTTGCAGGTCGCCATGGTGTGGTCGCAGCCCGGCAATACCGTGAAGGTGTCACCGATCGCGATTGGGAACAGAAACGCCTTGAAAAGGCCGATCTGCGAGCCGCTGCCGAGATTGGCGATCGTGCGGCGGTAGCCGGTGTTGGCGCCGGTCGCGCCGGTGATCGTCCCCTCGTTATAGATCGCGGCGACCGCGCCGGTGCAGGTGATCAACCCTTGCGTGCTGCCGGCGGCGGCGGTGACGGTCGCCTGGCCGTTGCCGGTCGAGGTGCCGAGCGCGTTCTTGCCGGCGACGCGGTCGTAGCCGCACATCGCATCGCCGAAAATATGCGTACAGGACGCGCCATAGAGCCGGCGCGGCATCTGCTGGATCGCCAAGAGATTCATCAGCGACTTGACCTTGATCGAGATCTTCGAGCGTCCGACATCGCAATCGGCGACCCGGCCGTAGAACCACAACAACGTGCCAAGGCTGGCGTCGAGCGCGCCCGAGCCCGATGCCTGCGGCGGCGCGAACAGACGGTCGAGCTCGAC